TCAATTGCTTAGGCAGCTTTTGGCCCTGTACGTAACGATTCCCTGCCGACCCTCAACAGGATCAGTAGCAATCCTGCATTTCGCATAATGTATACCGTGACCCGTGATCGCCAGCGGCGCCAATGCCTCGATCACCATCCGGTCCACGCCGTGGAAGTAGGCGAGGGCAATCACGCCGATGCCGGTGGTCACCGCCGCCAATCGCTTTGCCAGGGCAGCCCATGCCTTGCCCGCCTTGCCCTCTGCGCGCACTGCCTTGATGGCTACCAGCCACTGCACAGGGTCGTCTCCGGCCATCAGGGCCATTTCGGCGATGTGCTCCTCGTCCGGGTACGCGTCCCCGTTCCGCCACTTCGATACCGCCTGCCGGTGTACGCCGAACTGAGCCGCTAGGGCGCTGTCAGAAGCGATCCCAGCGCGCTGGCGCGCCTTGTCGATAAGTGTTGCAACGATGCTCATGTCCCGTGTCCAGTTGACGCCTGTCCCGTAATCAGGTTACATGCGCACCGTCCCCTAATCACGGGACTCCGCCCACCGGCTCCCCCTGCCGGGCCCTCTCGACGGAGAGGGCGGGGCGGCACCTTCGGGGCAGGGGGCAGGGATTTAAGTCATGCGTTACCAAATTTCCATTTTGTGCGTGGAACCTCGGTCATGACGGCCGTCCTCCTGTTCCTCGCCTGCGCCTTCGCTGCTATCGGCAGCGCCCGCCTGTTCGTCGCCTTCCTGGACTACCGCGATTCCCGCGTTCTGGCAGCGTTCCGCGCCGAGCAGTTGGTCGCAGCAGCGGAGCAGGAGGCTCGCAGTGGCCGTTGAGCGGGTGTCCGGCACCACTGTCCACGGAATGAGCATCAGCGCCCGCGAGAGGGCGTTTTGGGGCCGTGTTGGTGCCGTAGCACACCACTTTTCCGGCCATGAGGCAGAGATTGCAGGGCCGGCGGAGCCGGCTGGCCCGAGCAGTAACACGGGCCAAAAGTCTCCGAAGGGCAGCACCCTTACGGCGCCATTGATTGATTTCTGCACCCTCGTTTTCGACACCGAGAAGTCGGCCAAGCTGTTCCGCCGAATGAGCGCCACGGACGTCGTGCGCTACGTATTCGGCTGCGGCGACTCCATCGTCGCCGGTCCACTGCATGACCGCGTGCTCAACGTGCGCTACCCGCGTAGCGCCACGCTGATCGATTGCACATCGAGCGTCGCCGGCAAGTTCGGCATAACCGATTCGGGCGAGGTCTGCATCGTCCTGTCCGGCCAAGGCTGCCAGCACGTTCCGAATTGGCAGTGGGTGGAACACGTCGCGCGCGACCTGGGCGCGCACCTCACGCGCCTAGACATCGCCGTAGACGACCTCACCGGCGAAACCTTCGACATCCATCGCTTTCACGATCTCTATCTCTCCGGAGCGTTCGCTATGAACGGCAGGCCGCCTCAGGGCTCCTTCGTCGACGACATGGGGAGCCGCAAGGGCTGCTCGCTGTATGTCGGCCAGAAAGGTCACAAGCAGCTCAACGTGTACGAGAAGGGGAAGCAGCTCGGCGACCCTGACAGCGGACACACGCGTTGCGAGCTGCGCCTCTACGCCAAGCGCGTTGACCTTCCGCTCGATGCGCTTTCCAACCCCAGTCGCTATTTCGGCGGTGCTTACCCGGTCTTGGAAGAGCTTGTCATCGGCGAGTTTGAGCGCCTGCAGGTCAAGGAACGCATGGTCGATGCCAGCGTCAAGGCCATGACCAAGTTCATGCGCACGCAGGTCGGTACGCACTTCGGTGCGTTGCTCGATGCCGTTGGCGAGGAACGGACGATTCGCATCATCGCCGACCACCTCAGTCGCCCCGGCCTGCCCAATCGGTTTAAGACCCTTACCGGGGATCAGCTCGCGCTGATCCGCGATCAACTGGACGTTCTGTTCCCCGATCAGTTCGACCAGCCCTAGGCACCGTCCGGCTTGCCGGGCGGGGCCATTTTTGTAACGCGTCACCTTATCCATCCAATCCAAGGAGCCATCCCATGAAAGTCACCATCACCAGCAAGGAAGTGCAGGAAAAACGTTGGGAGAAGGGCGCCCGCTCGGGCGTCATCCGCACGCAGGAAGCCGTTGCCGAATGCCCGAAGTTCCGGCAGCGCATCAAGCTGGACCTGGGCAGTGCGCCGGCACATGAAGTCGGTGAGTACACCTGCGACCTGGAGGATTCGCTGGTCGTCAACCAGTTTGGCGATCCCAAGCTCGCCCGCCTGGTCCTCACTCCGGTTGCTGCACGCGCGGCTGCCTCTGCCACCCCCAAGGTGGCCTAAGCCATGAGCGGCACCGTGTTGGTGCAGTACTGCAAGGTCGAGGACTACGACGCATCGACCGGTGTCTGTTCGGCTCCATTCTTCGGTCCTGTTTCGAGTTTTCCGCCGCCGCTCGATGCAGCCGAAGGTCTATTGATCAGTGCAGCAATTGTTGGCTGCTGGTCGGTGGGCTACATGATCCGGCAAGCGCGCCGGGCATCAGGCGGCTAATCCAAGAGGATTTCATCATGCGTCGTTTCTTCAATCTCCCGGCCCGTGCCAAGCAGATCGCTTCCGGTGCTTCCCTGTTCGCTGTCACCGCGATGGCCACCCGCCCGGCCTTCGCTGGCGAGCTCGCCGATGCGGCCACCGCGGCGATGGACAAGGCCGAGCTGGTCCTGATCGGTGTCGCGGTACTCACGCTGTGCGGCGTGATCGCGATGATCCGTTCGGGCAAGCGTGCCACCAACTGATAGCGGTCAGCTTTCAGGGCAGGGCGGGGCAACCCGCCCTTGCTTTTTGTAACGCATCACTAAAGGGGTGATCTATGGAGTACGTCGGGTATTTCGTAATGATTGGCATGCTGGGCGGTGTGTGGCTCGCACTGGACTCCTGACGCCATGTTTTCCAGCATCTTTGGTTCCGGCTTTCCTTGGCGTGCTGCGGCCCTGTTGGTGACGGCTGCTTTTGCATGCTTACTCGCGGACAGTGCAGGCGCCCAGACTGCGTTGGACGAGACATATGCGCAGCCGATCAATTCGACGCGATGCACCGATTCGGCTCGCTGCCCTCGACCCGAGGCTTATAGCCTTATCAATGGTTGGTCTGGCTGGTGTCCTTCTCATTTTCCCGGTTCGACAACTGAACTCATTGCTGGCGTGTGGGAGAACGTCTCCAGCAAAAAGTACTACGTCAAGACCGTGTGTCGTAAGACCGGAACCTCCTACAACATAACCACATTCTACGCCGCGTGGACTGGTGATTGTCCGGCTGGCCAGGAGTTCAACAGTCTGCGCGGCATCTGCCAATCATCTTGTTCCAGCCGACCGCAGAAGATCGTGGATTACAAACAGATGATCCCCAATGGGTCATATGCGTGCATCGACGGGTGTGAGGCGAGAATCGCCCCTGCACCCGATGGTGGTTACTTCCAGACCTTTGTTGGCGGTGCTACTTCGCACTGCGCAGTCCTGCCCAGTGATTGTTCAAAGTTCGGTGCCGGCTATGGCATGAACTTTGGCACTTCGATGTGCCAACCTCCCTTTGAGGAATGCTCGAGCAATCAGGTTAAGGACCCAATTAGCGGCATCTGTAAGGATGGCTGCGAGCCAGGCAAAGTGATGGATGCCAATGGCGTCTGCAAGGGTGAGATTAATGAATGCCCGCCCGGCAATATCAAGTCACCAGCAGGTGGCTGTTTGCCTGGTGATGGTCAATGCGCGGCAGGCGAGGTTAGGGGTAAGGATGGCACCTGCAAGCGCGACGCTGACGGAGACGGCAAGCCTGATTCTGGCGAAGATGAAGGTTCCACTGATGAGACCTTCTCCGGAGGTGACAACTGCAACTCGCCGCCCGCGTGTAGTGGATCCCCGATTCTTTGCGGTCAAGCCCGCATCCAGTGGCGCATCGATTGCAACACGCGTCGCAACAGGAATATCAGTGGTGGAGCCTGCAACGCGATGCCTGTCTGTACCGGCGACAAATGCGACGCCATGGAGTACAGCAGCCTGCTGATGCAGTGGCGCACCGCGTGCGCCATGGAGAAGCTCGCAGGCAAGGGTGATGGTGGTGATGACGGCCAGCCCGCCTGGACGAGAGTGGACGGCATGAACCAGAACCCGGGCGCCGGAGCGCAGCCCGGCGACACTCCGAAGCTGCACGAGCGGTCATTCAGTACTGATGACCTTGATCAATCCGGTTTCGGTGGAGGCTCGTGTATTGGTTTTGCTGCTGGCGGCGGGGCTGGTTTGAGTTCCGGCCTCCTCAACGTCCTGGCATCGCCACCACCGTTCTGGTGCAACTTCATCTCATTGCTTCGCGCCGCGATCATTCTCGGTGGCGCGGTGGCTTCCTGTTTCATCATCGCTAGGAGCGCGTGATATGCCCATGATCCTTGGTGCGTTGGTCAGCATGCTGATTGGCGCGTTGCGTGAGTACCTGCCCGGCATCGTTGGTCGCATTCTGCTGGCATTCGGTATCGGCCTGTTCACCCATCAGGTTGCCTTGCCCGCGTTAAAGGCGTTTGTTCAGTCGAAGCTGCCCGCGCTTGGCGCCATTGGGATGGCCTATTTCGAGGCCACAGGGCTCGGCGTGTGCTTCACCATGATCCTGTCGGCTATCGCTGCGGCAAAGGCGCAGAAGGTGCTGCTGTCGAAGCTCGGGAGCAACTGACATGGCGCTCTACCTGGTCACCGGTCAACCCGGCCACGGCAAGACTGCTTATGGCTTGGACAAGGCATTCCAGTTCCAGAAAGAGGGCAGGGACGTCTACATCCACGGCGTTAAAGACTTCGACTACGCTAAGGCGGGGATGAAGTACATTGAGGACCCGACGAAATGGCAGGACCTGCCTGACGGTTCCGTGGTGCTGCTCGATGAGTGCTACACGGTCTTTCCGAACCGGAACCCCGGCGCGAAAGTGCCAGATCACGTCGAAGCGATGGCGCGGCATCGCCACCGTGGTTTCGACTTCATCCTCATCGCACAGCAGGGCTTGCAGCTGGACCCGTTCCTGCGTGGTCTGTACGAGGAGCATTGCCATGTTCGGCAGACTTCCGTCATTAAGAGCAAGACCAAGCTGAAGCGGTGGAATCAGTACCAGAGCAATGTCCAGGCGGCGTGCAACGATGTTCTCGACTGGGTGCGACCCAAGTACGTTTTCGAGTACTACACGTCGACCACGTTGGTGACCACTCGTCGCCGCGTCCCGATGTGGCTGCGCTGGCTCGGCCTTGGCGTGGTTTTCGTGATCTTGGTGGTCTTTGCTATCCGCTGGCACTTCGCGCGGAAGATTGCGCAATTCGACGCTGAAAAGGCTATGGCCGAATCTTCCATGACTAGGGCACCCACCGTGGCCGGAGGGACGACGGCAGCGGGGGGTGCCCCTGCGTCCAAGACCTACTCGACACCCACCGAGTACGCCGTTGCGCACTTGCCGCGCTTCGCAACGATGCCTTGGACGGCGCCCATCTACGACGGTGGCGTCCCAGTTGGCCAACCCGAGCTGTACTGCATGTCCAGCCAAGCTGGCTATGACGGCCATGGGGAGTGGAAGGAGGCGTCTTGCAGCTGCTTGTCGGAGCAGGGCACCAAGTACGACCTGTCCCAGCCGGAGTGCCGCGCCGTCGCCCGCAATTCGACGCCCTACAACCCCTACAGGCAGCCGTCGATGCCTCCCGGTGCTCCGGTACCGGTTGCCGACGCGGCGCCTTCTGCGCCACCTCCTGGGCCGCAGGCGGTTGTGGGGTATAGCCAAGGCGCGCGAGCTGACGTGTTCCCGCGGAACCCGGGCAAGACCATCACCGGCTGGACGCCACCAACGACGACACTGTAGTAACGCGTTACTTAAAGCCAACTATCACTAGACATTGGTAACGCGTTACTTTAATATCACATCATCGGCAACGGAGAAGGAATTTAGTGATGCGTGACGGAAAAGACCCCGGCACTCTCGACATGATCCCGGCCAAGCGTGGCCGCCCGGTGCTTAATCCTGATTTCGGTCCGATGACGCCGGCACAGAAGCAGCGCCGTTACCGCGAGCGTGTACGCTCCAGGGCGAGGACGGCCACCAGCGTAGCTTCCCGCATGAAGCCGGGAGGTTTGAATCCGCTGACGGACTACACGGACGTGCAGCTGCTCGAGGCCATCCGTCAGCAGGTCGACCTGATCGCGTGCATGGAGGCTGGCGGCGGCAGGGTGAAGGACTCGGTCAAGAAGCCGATTGGTGTACTGGTTGGCGAGCTCGCCCGCCGCTATCCGCAGAAGTAACCCGTTACGAAAAGGAGCAGGGCATGGATTGGAACTCTCCAGGCGCCATCGTCATGGCGCTCATCTTCATCGTCGCGCCGATCCTCGGCATTGTCTCTGCTGAGATTCAGTTCTTCATCAAACGCCGCCGTGCGCGGAAGTAACGCGTTACGGAATTAACAGCGTTGCCCGGGTACGTTTTCCCAGCCGCCTGGAATCTTTCGGAACGGCGTCCCATCGATGCAGCGCCAGGTGGCGCGCTCCTTCATGTCTTGCTCGGCGCGCTCGCGGATCTGTTGAGCGCGACGGATCTGTTCCACCGGGCCGGTGTCTTGGATCACGGGCGGAAGGCTCGGGGCCGTGCGTGGCGTGGCCTTGTGCGCGAATCTGGCTTCCCAGGCTGCCCGTGTGGCCAAGTGCTGCTTCACGCCGTATCCGGCCAGCACCAAGACGGCCAACCCGATCACTAGCAGCCACGGGAAGCTCCACCTGCGCGTCTGGATGGGTGGCAGGTACTCCGGTCGCTCTCGTTCCATGAATCCCCCTGTGCGTCGTCCTGGGCGCATTCTAGCGCCGGGGGTGGGGCAGAGCCCCACGGAAAACGCCTCACCCGCGCCTGGGCGGCCTCGGCCCCCGTCGATCCTGGTCCACCGGCTTCGCCGCGGCGAACCTCGCGCCACCACCTGCAGACCGCTTTTCTTGCCGGCGCCGGAGCGCGTCCTGCAGGAAGACGATCTTGGAATCGCTTGTGCCGCAAGGCTTTTCAGCGGCAGCGTCTGCAGACGGTTGACTACGGCCGGCTTCCATCATCAGCCGCCATTCCCGCGCGATGTTGCAGGTCAACGACCACCACCGCATGTCCTCGGGGTACAGGGTGTGGCCTTCGGGCGTCCACATGTGGCCGCCCTGGAAACCGAAACCGGCCCAGGGGCCGGTCAGTTCGATGCGTTCGTGGGGATCGTGCTTCAT